TGATGGTGCCCTGACGCTTCAAGGCATCCTCATCGAGAGGAGAGCTGGACAAGAGGTCGTCCCCGGCGGTCATTGCCGATCCCGTGCCGGCAAGGAACGCACCGAGGCCCCTCATGTAGGAGTTCTGGGTCGTGGTATCGGGAAGTCCCGAGGCTGTGATGCCGTAGACCTCCACACTCCAGAGATCTCGTCCGGAGGTGAAGACATGGCAACTGGTGCACAGCTTGTCCGCCATGATCGCCATCGCTGTACCCACCGCCTGCTCTCCCTTCAGACTCTGAAAGACTCGCAGGCAACGGTTCGTGGCGTCGGCCATGATTGCGTCACGGCTGACGGACATATCCCATCCGCTGGCATCAGTGCTCACGACCCTTCCGTTAGGGAAGAGGTTCTCAATGTGAGAACCGAGGCGCTGAATGCCGTCGTCGTGGTGCCCCATGCCACAAGTGTGGGAGACGACGGCTCCGGACTGGTAGTCGCGAATCTGCTGCTTGTTCATGCCGTGGTTCAGGTACGCCTGAACCATGCAATCACCCAGCGAGATGTTGCAAATAAGACGCCAGGTCTCAGTCCTCACCTTCTTCTCCGTGTGGCCTTCCTCCTTCACGAATAGCTCGACCGGGTCACGAAGACCCAAGTGAACCATCTCCTCGGGTGTCATCGAGGGGAGGGAATCCAGACACGAAGCCCTGGCGAGCAGGCGGCCAAACCCGAGCTGGCAGAGCTGGACAGCGTGCTTCTTCACCCACCCTTTCTTGGTGTGGTTGCGGTAGCGCCGCGTCCATCCCGCGCTCGTGTCATCGAAGCCCGCAAAGATCTGCTCGACAGCAGACTCGCCGTACTTCAAGTCCGGGATCTTGCCAGCGTTCATCTTCATAGACATGACCCACGCATCCGTCATGAACTCCATCATTGGGAGTCCACGGTTGGTGGTCTGCTTTGCGGCCTGAACCGTCATAGAACGTCTGACAGCATTCTCATCGTTAGGGGGGAGGGCGTACGCGCCCGTCACCCCGATACTCTCGAGGAACGCGGTCTCCTCCGGATTGAGCTTGAGAGGCTCCTTC